TCGAATGGAAGTTCTAGCACATTACTGCCACCCCAGAACGATTGGAAGTTCTGGGATACATACTGGTAAAGGAGTACATTATGCCGGCATATGATTACCAATGCAGTAAGTGTGAGAGAGTCTGGGAAGAGATCCGTAAGATCGCAGAACACGACGAACCCGAGAGGCTTCCATGTCCCCATTGCGGCAAGAAGAAGTGCGTACAACAGGTGGTCTTAGAGGCACCTGCGATGGCAATGGACACTAATCACCGTATAGATGGGAAGGCTAAGGGTGGCTTTAAAGATGTGATGAGTAAGATTGCTGATTCTGCGGGCGTTAAAGGTGGCAAGTTAGAGAAGGCGATTCGTCGCAGATACCTCTAATCCCCCCAACAAACACCGAATCTGGCCCTCAAGACCCCATATATTTCACATTATAAATACCCATAGATTTCAAAAATGTTAACAAATTAAAGAAACTAAAGGATCTACCATGTCAGATATAGTAAAGAAATACCAACACTACTTTGCAGAATCAGTTAAGTTGCAAGAAGTGGTCAATGAACAGGCTGCTTATATTGAAGAATTGGAAGAGGCTCTAGAAACTATTTCCGAACTCTTTGATGGTCCCGATGGCGAACAAAAACTTCGAATTTATATGAACAAGGCACAAAACAGACGAGATAAAGCAAGACAAGATAAGGCAGATCTTGTTCAAAGAGGACAAACTTTAGCGCACGATATAAACACCAGATATAAAGCACCAGAAGGTATCGCTCCGGATAGTGATACGGCAAAATCTTTGGATTATTGGAAAAAACATGCAACTGAAACTAAACCGGATGAGCGCGAGTATGTTCAGGGAGAAGTATTGGATAGATCTCGGGCTGGTTTTGGTAAAACACTCGCGCAACAACGCGAATTGGCAGCAGGGGCACACCATGAAGTTACACAAAGAAACAAAGGCTTGGAAATGGCACAACGAAGAATGGATGCAGCACAGAAAGCCCGTGGCGCCAAAACTGATGCAGAGAACCGTGCTGAAGTTACCCGAGGACAATCACCTTCAAAGAAGAAGCGAGCGGCACGAATTCAAGCTGGACAATTAAAGCGCGATCAAACTAAACCAAATTTCTAATATTAACAAATAAATAAACAAAGATACGCCTCCAGAAATGGGGGCGTTTTCTTTTACATAAATAGATGGTCACCAATCATCAAAAAAGGAAAACCCATGAAAGACATCGTAGAAAAGTATCAATATTACATGACTGAGGCTGCCCGTTTACAAGAACTCGTCAACGAACAGGCTGCTTATATTGCAGAACTAGAAGAGGCAGTATTGGCTCTTTCTGAAGATTACTTTGATTCTGATGAAGCCTCTCGGGCAAGTAGAGCAAATGTCAAAAAGGCAACGAAAGTATTGGGTGCAGAATCACCAGCCACAAAAGCACTAGCAAAAACTCACGCTGCCATTGTAAAAAGTCCTAGAGCATACGGTATTTCTGATGCTGAGTTGGATCGTCGCGGCGTCGATATTTTTGGTGGCTTCGATGACAACCCTGGTCCAAAACCAACATTGACTCCAATCGCACCAAAGGCTGTGGATGGTTATGATGTTGAACGCGCATATAGTGGAAAAGAAAAAGGAATAAATTTGGGATCTATCGGTAAGGCTGCAAAAGCAATCGAAGCGATTAAAGGTAAAGCCAAAGGTAAAAAGGGATAAACATGGACAATCTAAACAATGACATCATGCAAGCATTGGCTCAAGCATACCTGAATATGCTTGCTGAAAGTCACACCCACGAACAACTCATGAAACTCTCTGTTGAGAAGTTGAAAGAACTCAAGGCCGAATATGTAAAAAAGATCGGTGAGGCTGAAGGCGAAGAGAAAGAGAAGCACCAAAAGGAATTGGCTAACATTGAGGACATTTTGGCTTCCCGTAAGGATGACAAGGAAGAAGTCAAGGAAGGCAAAGATACTTCGGACAAAAAGGTCAAGAAAGTTACTCCAAAAAATCCACACCGTGATGTGCCCCGCGGCGTTCTTCCTGATTGGATGGAACGTAGAATGGACAAATGGAATACAGAAGAGGATGCTGAACCCATCAAGGAAGAAATTCAACAAGTTGATGAAATCTTTGACTCTCCTGCTGGACAAAAGGCAGCAAGAAGTTATATTCTAAAGGCTCGCGCAGACAAGGAAAAGGTCGGTGATGAGGCAGATGCTATTGATGATGAGATTCATGCCAAAGTTGAAGCAGAAGCAGGTCATCCAGATAGTGGAATGGGACGCGAAGCAGTAAGAGCCAATTTACAATTCATGCCAGGTGGTGAAAAGTTATTGAAAGACAAAGAGCGTCTTGACAAGAAGTATAAGAGCAGAGATACTGGCATCAAGAGAGCATTGAGTAAACTTAAGCCAATGGAAGAATCGGAAAACAAAGATTGTGGTTGCAACCATGTTCAAGAAAGCATGGAAAAAATCAATGCACTCAAAGAAAGAGCCGCAAAAATGCGGGAGATTGGAAAAAACAAATGATGAAACCAGATAACATATTCAACGACCCAACTCTCATCGAGATTGGCAATGCATGGCTCAAGATTCAAGAAGCCACTTCCTGCTTTGAAAAATGCATGAAAGAAAACTATCACGATGTACAAGACTGTGATGATTGTAAGGAAAAGGGCAACACAAAGGAACAAGCCGAAGAGTATTGCAAAAAACATTGCTCGGAGGACGTATCTCAAGACGCAATAAATATGAAGATTCAAGCAGAAAAGGAAAAATGAATTATGGCAAGAGTGAGCAATAAAGGTAAGGGTCGAGGTGGTATTGGACAAGTAAGTAAGCGTAATCGTAATTGGACGGCGCAAGTTAAGTCCACGAATCGTAAACTGGATTTGGCTCGTAAATCATGAACAAAGACTTGGATGAATACATTCAAAGTATAAGAAAAGCAATGGATAGAGAAACTGCAATTTCTAAATCCAATGACTCCAATGACAAAAATAAACCATCCCCATCAGATGTCTTGATTGCAGCAAGAGAAATGATGAAAAGAGTAAAAGATGCAAGATCCAACAAAAGCAATCGCTGAAGCATACACAAAACAAGTTTTATTCGAACAATGGGCATCTTCAAGACAAAATGATATTGTTGAAGCAATTTCATTGTTTGAAGAGGAAAATGGTGTAGAATTAACCGAAGAGCAAATCAAGTTTGTAGTAGAATCATTTTTAACTGAATCATATAAATGAAATCATTTCGTCAACATATGTCTGGTGGATATGTACCACCTTCCGCCGAAGATCGTGCAGAGTTAGCACGCTCGCGTACTGCACATTTTGAAAGACAAATTGCTGGCAGCAAAATGGGAAGTTTTGACCGCGGTCAATATACAGAAATTGGTCATGCTGCAACAACTGGTGGCATTGGCAGCAACGCCGATACCGAACTCTGGGTTCACCACGACGACAAGATTCTAAAGAAAAGATTACCTTCATGGCGTCCACACGGCGCACACCATGATGTTTTTGGTATGGGTGAGTTGAACTATCCAGAGGGTGGTCCTCGCAAACCAGCCGGTAGAGTAGATCATGCACTAAAAGCAATCTCGTTACAATATGATCCAAAGACACCTTCTCATCATGTAGAAAGAGTCGTTCAACAATTACGCAAGGCGCACCCCGATTATGTTATTCGTGATTATGAACAAGGCAAATATGTTCACGAAGGTGTGGCAAAAGATATTGCGAAAGTATTAGGTACTGCGGCAGTTGCAGGAGCCGTTGCATTTGGTGGTGGAAAAGCCGTCAAGCAAATGTTTCCAAGTAAACCAGAAGCACCAATTGCAAAAATAGATCACGGTTCAAAACCTGTAGAGAAACCAACATCTACGCTTAAAGTGCCAAAAGATGTTAAGACTCAGATGCCAGCGCCTCCCAAGGTCAAAGAACCGGCCGGACACAAAGAGTTCCACGAAAGATTGCAAAAGCATTTTGGTGCAGAGTATCCTATCATAATGACTGCTGCCAAAAGAAATGGCATTGCTGACACGGATCATGACAATTTAGCAACTTTGTTTGCTATTCGTAAATCAGAAAACGGTAAACCTGGAAAAGAATTTGGAGTTCTTCATCCAAAGGCTGTGGGTAAGAAAGGCGAATCCAGAGAAGCAACTCTGGATAGACAAGCAGGATGGTCGGCGGCAACTATAATGAGTAAGCGCCGCGCACACGAAGCATCAAAAACTGGTGGAGACTTTGTGGAATATTTGGCATCAAAGTATGCACCCGTTGGTGCTAGTAATGATCCAAACAATCTGAATAAAAATTGGCACAAAAATGTTTCTGGTTGGCGTGATGTGTTTAGTGGCAAAAAGAGTGGGATAAGCGAAGCAAAAAAGCATCTTCATGTATTTGATTTCGACGATACTCTTGTAAAGAAAACTGGATCAACTGTTAATGTTAGAAATAAAAAGACAGGTGAAACTAGAAAACTTTCTTCTGGTGAATTTGCTTCATTTAAACCCGAGGACGATCATGAACTAGACTTTTCTGGTTTCAATACTGTAGAGAATCCAGAACCAATTAAAGGATTAGATCGTGCTGCTCGTAACGCCTCAAGAAAGGGCAGAGATGTTGCAATATTGACGGCTAGACCTGGTGAAGCAGAACCCGCAATTCGTAAGTACTTGAAAGGTCGTGGTATAGGAGGCAAGCGTCTCAAAATAATGGCAGTTGGTTCTTCAGAACCTACAGCAAAACGCGATGCATTAAGAAAACATATTGCTGGTAAAGGATATAAGAAAATAGAATACAGCGACGATCATGCTCCAAATGTGGCAGCCGTTGGTGAATTACAACAAGAAAATCCAAGCACAAAATTTAGATTGAGAACAGTAAAGATTAAAGAGGAAGCAAAACCCAAAATTTTAACTCGTTTAACAAATCAATTAAGATCAAAAGGTGTAAAGAATGCCGCTGGTGTTGCTGTTGGTAAACTTCGCCAATTTGGTTTAATGAAGAAGGATTCTTTGTCGCTCACAGACAAGGGTGCCACTAGGAACAAAATGTCACCCGGTGCAAGAGCCAAAAGTAGAGCAGCCAAATATAATGGTGGATCGCCAAAAGATTATACATATAATAGCAAAACAAACAGAGCCACTAAAAAGGACTAACATATGACATCCGAATCAGACTGGATCAAAGAAGTATCAAAGACTTATCTCGAAGAAGCATGGAAGGCAAATGCGGTTCATAATGCCGGAAAGAAGCCTTCTTATGTAAAAGGAGAAAAGAAAGAAGCAGTCAAAGAAGAAACAGAAGAATGCGACGAATGCTTACAAGAACAAGCATTAGTTGAATCTGTTGACTTCTTAACCGAAGAACAACAAGAACTCTTTGCTCTTTCTTTCGTTGACGATCTTCTTGAAAGTCTAACACTTGAAGAAATTGAAGCACTTACAGAGGAACAACTTGAAGAAGGCTTGATGGCTAAACTCAAGGGTTATGCCGGTGGTGCTCTCGCTGCCGCTAAGTCTGCTCCACTTTCACAATTTGTATCAAAGGCAAAGAAGTATGGTGCAGAAAGAACTGAGCGTCTTGAAAAGAAGGAAGCAGAAACTGCACACGCTAAGGAAGTAGAAAAAGCAAGAGGTGAAGCCAAGGGTGGAGTAAGAAAAGCAACTGATGCTGAACTTCACGCAATCGTTGGTAAACTCGGTAAGTCTAAGGGTGCAACAAATAAGGCAGTCCTCGCAAAGGCTCAAGAAACTCTCGGTAAGAGAGCAGAAGCCGCTGCTGGTAAGGGATTGGGTGGTTTGGTTGCAAAGACGAGAGGATTGCTTGGCAACAAGGCTGCCATGCGCGATAGAGTAACAAAGATGGCCGAACGTTCAAAGCAACAAGCCGGTAAGGTAAAGGTTGATGCTGCTGGAACTGTAGATAAAGCCAGACAAGGATATAAGAAACAAACCATTTCAAAAATCCAAGCATTACGGGCACAGGGTAAGCAATCTGCGGGTGCGATAAAGAAACTACAAAAAACATTACCTAAAAATAAAAAGAAGTGAACAAAACCCCCAGAAATGGGGGTTTTTTGTTGGATAAATACTTTCATCGGGAGTATCATATGGATCGATCACAACTATTATCTAATATAAAGAAAATACTCGAAAAACAAGGCGCAAAACGAAAACTCATGCAAAAAGCAAAAAGAGATTCGGTTGCAGTTGCCAGTGAATTGATTGGGATTACCATGCCAGCCATTAGAATGCCTTCTATCAACGAAGAGGCAATTATAAAGCAATACTCCGTACAAGCAGTTGGTCGCAAAAGAAACACCATGATGAATGCGATGCAATTGAATGATGCCGAATTCTTGAACTGGGTTCAAGATAGACTTTACAGATTAGCCCATGAAAACGAAAGAGCCGTTGTGGAATTTAGCGTAAAAGATTTATCTGCTGGATTGCAAAGATGGGAAAGTTTATTTTCAGAACAAGATAAAGACTGGGGTAAATATCGAGACACCTTTATGAAGTATAAGGATCGATTTATTAAAGCCGCAACAGTCATACTTAATACTGGTCAAGCATCTGGTTCATTAAACGATTCTCCAAGTAAAGCGGCACCAAATAATACAAAAGGTTCACCGGCTTCTCCAGCGATGTTAAAACAACAAGCAGCCGATGGTAGAGGTGGACAAGGTGCAATGACAGTTGGTGGCGGTGGAGAAGCCGCACCACAAGAAGAACAACCACAAGAATACGGTCCTTCTGAATATTTGCAATATTTCCAACAACTATTGCAAATGGACGATGCACAATTTGCCGAATTCGTGCAGGATAAGATACTTAGTGGAGAACAAGATCCGACCAATGTTTCGAAGAAGACCGTAGAAAAGATGTTAAATAAAGATGAAAAAGAAGTAACAAAAGTATTTAAGAAGTATGAAAAGGAGATGCATAAACTGTATAAAGAGTATTCAAAACGATTCTTAAGTACTGTAGAAATGATGCTTGGACAAGAGGATTAAATTATGAGTAAAGATGTACTATTATTAAATGCTTCGGAAGAAGTAATTAATGTGATTGATTGGACTAAAGCAGTAAAACTTCTGATGGCTGGAAAAGCAATAAAGCCATACAACTACGAAGATTATCACGAAATCACAACTAGCAGTGGAATATATAAACTTCCTACTGTGATTGTTCTCGTTCAATATATTAGAATACCATACCGAAAGTGCAAACTTAACAAAAAGAATTTATTGAATCGGGATAATGGTATTTGTCAATATTGTGCAAAGAAGTTAACAAAAGCAACTTTGACAGTAGATCACGTTTTACCAAAGAGTCGTGGTGGTAAAAACTCATGGGAAAACATGGTGTCGTGCTGCCGAGCATGTAATGTTAAAAAGAAAAACAGAACTCCATCAGAAGCAAACATGAAATTGCTCTCTGTTCCGGGTTTACCTCATAAGGATTTTGTACTTATTAAGGTATACGATGGCTCCCACAACAAATTATGGGAGAGATGGATTAGTATAAATAATAAGTAACCTTAAGGAGAATACACAAAATGAGATTTTCGAACTTTCCCGCATATACAATAACTGGCACATTAAGTGCAAATGTTGAACTTAATTCTCGCGCCTTATTAATAACAAATTCAAACGCAGCAGCTGGTGCAAATGCATCCGTTGCAATTACCGCAGATGTGTGGATTACACAAAATGCTGGAACAAGAGATACGGCTGAGTATGGTGATTACACTGGTAGAACATATAAGTCTGTAACATTTACAGTGTATGTCAGACCGGGAGAAACATTGACATTGCCACTTGCACTCAAAAAAGTAACTTCTTTGACAAAAGGTTCTGGTGCGGAAGTATATGTACTTGTTTGATTTTTCACAATTTCAATTAAACTGGAATCAAAAGCATCCCAGTGGAGAACTGAGAACCATTAGTGAGGCTCGTCAGTCTAACGATGACGCTGGTCCAAATGTTCACTTGGAACATGCCGAAGATGCTTTATTTGACGAAGGACATGAAGGTGGCAGATCTGCTGCTCATTATATTCATTCTTTGGCTAATGGACTACGCGGTAAACATGGTCCAGACTTTAAGGTTACAACGAAATATGATGGCGCTCCAGCAGTAATATTTGGCGTACACCCAGTAACTGGCAAATTCTTTGTTGGTACTAAATCTGTATTTGCCAAAACTCCAAAGATAAACTATTCTTTAAAGGACATAGAAAGAAATCACGGCGATTCTCCCGGTCTTGTAACAAAGTTGCAAGCCGCTTTTACCAATTTGCGTAAGTTAAATATTCCTCATGGTGAAGTGTATCAGGGTGACATGATGTACACTCCGGATGATATTAAACTAGAAAATATAGAAGGTAAAGAGCATTTAACATTTACACCAAACACTCTAACATATGCAGTTCCTCATGGTGGAGAAGATGCAAAAAGAATTGCTGCATCAAAAATGGGCATCATTATTCATACTGGTTACAGAAACTTTGGTCAAAAGGGAATGACAACCGAGTTTTCCCCCGATCTAAGTCACATAGAACAACATCCACATGTTTGGATGAAGGATGCTCAATTGAGCAGAGATGGTGATAAACAATTATCTGCCGGCGATCATAAAAAGATTGTAGAACATTTAAAGGCAGCACACAAGCACTTGGATGACAGTAAAGATTTTATTGGTGGTGTTGCTGGCCACGCAACAATGCGCCCATTAATGAAAATGTTTGTTAACGATATGGTAAAGCGTGGTATTGAAAAACCAACAAGACAACATGTTACAGATTTTATTACAGCAAGACACAATGCTGAAGCGGATAAATTAAAAACACAAGCGGGTAAAGATAGAGTTCATGCAAGAAGAACCGAGTTGCTTAGTCATCTAATGCAAAACGGTCAGCATATTGATAATCTTTTGGCAGCACACCACAATATTGCAGCAGCAAAGCATGTTTTAATTGGTGGTCTTAAGAAAACCAAAGGTATTGCGACATACGCAAGAACTCAAAAGCAAAACGCCGACACAAAAGAAGTAACCGATCACTTGGAACCAGTAGCACCAGAAGGATTCGTAATGATTGATACTGGTACTGGTAAGGCATTAAAGGCTGTTAATCGTTCCGAGTTCTCTCGTATGAATTTTGAACGCGGTAAGATGGCGCAAATGAAAAAAGAGAAACAACAAGAACAACAAGATGAAGGAGACGAAAATGGCTAAAAAAGGATGTGGATGTGGTGGACCAAAACCACCAACACCACCAAAAACTGGAAATGGCGGTAAATAATGTTTAAAGCAAAAATGATGAACATATTTAAAGATATGTTCGGTGGAATTTATAGCAAGGAAAATGGTAAAATTTTCTGGTCAAAAAATGGATTTAAAGGACTTGTCACAACTGGTTTCTTAAAGCATTTTATTGATAAAAAGAAAGATCCATCAGTAAACGATCAAAGTACGGTTGTATCAAAAACAGTAAGCACTGTAGTTTCTGAAACAGTTAGTACTGTAAAGCAACCACCTAAGAAAGTAAAGAAAGATGCAAAACCTGCAACAAATCCTGAAGTATCTCAAGGAAGCTAAGTCTGTAGGACCTGCTTTTCTTGTTACTGGTGCGTTCGGTCCTTATACAAGAGGACACGAAGAAATGGCACGGGCCGCTGCACATCATGCAGCAAGCACAGGACATACACATTTCTATCATGGTATTGGTGCTTCTGAATTAAAACCAGACGCTCCACTAACACATGAACAAAAAACTGAAATAGTTTCGGGTTCGCATAAGCACATTGCCGGAAGCATGCCCAGAGAACATCGAGGCAGATTGGGATTTGGTGTAGTTCCTAGAGAGCATTCAACTACACCATTTCACCAAATAGGTCATTTAATATCTAAGGGACACAGAGATATTACCGTTGCTGTTGGTTCCGATCAATTGGCAAAAGGTGGATTGAAAGATCAAATACTAAAGCACATAGAAAGACACGGTGGATTTGTTGGTCCAGACAAACAAGTTCATGATGTCACTATTAATTTTCACCAACTTGGTAAACCCAGAGTAGAGGGTGAAATACCAAGAGAAAAATTATTGAAGCAAGTTCGTGGTGGAGACTATACCGGAGTCAAAGCAGGCAAATTGCGCGCCGCTGTTGGCTCTGGTGATGAGGAATTGGCACACGAAATGATGCCACACTCCATAAAAGATAAAGCAGGCTATTTCAAACTAATCAAAGGACAAATGGATGCAGTTCAAAGAGGAATTGACGCCCAACGAGCCGAGAAAGAAGCGAAAAAAGCAGCCAAGACTACGGCGAAGCCAAAAACCAAATCTAAAAAGAAGAAGGTAGTAAAAGAGGCACTACAGCGTATTGCTTCTTTCATGGAAGCTGCCAAAGATCCTACTCGTAGAGAGAGAGATCATAGAATGTACGGTTGGGGTAAAGAAAACCCAACTCCAACGCAATTGGCTAATAGGAAGAAGAAGGATAAGAGAACTGTGGCTCGCAGACAAGCAAATGCTTCTGGTCGAACCCGTAAAGGTGATAGTTCTGTGGAACTAGATCACAAAAACGGTAATGCAAACGACAACAGTTCGGATAATTTAAGAGTTATTTCTAGAAAAACTAACCGTTCTAGAAACAATAACAAATGGCGTAAATGATAAATACATCGGAGATTTAACAAATGGATTTTCATAAATTACGTCAAATTATAAAAGAAGCCTCTTGGAAAGATACACCAGCAGGCAAAAAACTTGCTAAAGCAAAAGCAGACTATGCAAAGCATGTCTCCGATAACTTGGGTGAAGTGCCCCCTCAAATAGGTTCAGTTAATGCTAGAAGAAACCCCAAAACAGGCAAAGTTGAGTGGGTAAAAGAAAGCAAAGAAAGCATGCCTTGCAACAAACCAACTCGCTCTACCAGTGCTGGTAAGAAGATGATGGTAAAGGCTTGTGAAGGTGGTCAAGAAAAGATAGTCCACTTTGGAGCAAAAGGATATGGTCATAACTATAGTCCCGCTGCTCGTAAGTCTTTCCGTGCTAGACATAAGTGCGGTGAAACGAAATCAAAATTAGGAGCACAATACTGGGCTTGCCGTAAACTATGGGCAGGACCAAAAGGATCAAAGAAATCATGCCCACCAGGCAGAAAGTGTAAGTATTGATATGAAATTCAAAGAACTCAGAAGATTAATCGAAAAGTATGAAGTTTTGAGTGAGCAAGGCAAGGGAATGATGGTTCCCGGCTTAAACAGTCAACAAGCATCTGATGGTAGTGTATCACTACACGATGTAACAGAACCCGAAATGCTCGAACGCATTAACGCTGGTATCGCTGCATTCCTATCAAATGTTCCAAATATGGGTGTAGTTGATCCAAGAGATCTTTTAGTTCGTTTGCGCGTTGAACTTAACAAAATCGGATTTGATTTTAAATACGACGGTAAAGCATATCCAGAAGAGAATATGCAATTTGGATTGACTCAATTCGGTGGACGTACTGGTGTAGATGAAAAAGGTAATCAACTTGACGATGATGGTATCACTCATCGTCTTGGTGGACCACTTAAGTTGTCTTTAAAGATGAATCATCCACCAGAGACAGGATTCCACTCAATCCAAGCCCATGTCGTTAAGGGTAAAGGCTCCGAACAAGAAAGCGGAGATGGTTCAGAAGCAGCAGCAACTTTAAAAAAAAAGTGAATGAAGAGAAAGATGCCTGTTACCATAAGGTAAAGGCAAGATATGATGTTTGGCCCTCAGCATATGCTTCCGGGGCCCTCAGCAAATGCAGAAAAGTTGGAGCAAAAAATTGGGGAAATAAAAGTAAGGATTAAGTAATGGAACTTTTGATTATGGATGTTTACAAATTAAACGATGATAACTTCTTGATGTTTGCCATGAAACACTACGATAATCCGCAGTGTAAAAACATTGAAGAATTTCATGAAGACATGAATAGAATTAAATATTTGAAAAGACTGTTCAGAAAATATAAAACATCCGGTGTATTGCGTGAAAGATTGATACTAAACCATTTGATTATTTTTACAAATGTATTTGGCATAGAAGCAGCAAGTAGATTGCTTTTTTCTAGAATAGAGGAAGATCTTCACACATATCTTAAAACTTTTCTTGTATTTCTTAACAGCATGCCAGAAAACATCCCAGAAGTAGACTTAGTAATGATTCCTTTAGATAGAAGAATAATAACGAGACTCAGAGAAATTAAATGAATAAACAACCCGTATATCTTCTAGAAGATCTCCGTAGGTGGTTCAAGGAAAAATGGACCGCTCAGGATGGTTCTCCGTGTGGAGCATATGAGGGAAAAGGAAGAGTCAAATGTCGCCCATCCAAGAAAGTATCAGGTAGGACTACAAAGACCTGGGGCGAAATGGATAAAAAAGAAAAAAGAAGTGCCATACGATTGAAGCAAAAGGCTCATCGTAGGGGACACCAATTTAGTAGCCACAAAACTGGCGAAACTTGGAAAGGTGATAAGTATCAACCCGAAAAAGTTAAGTCTACTGTGAAAGAGTCTGCTCAAATTAAACCAAACAAAGCAGAAATGAAACAAATAATGTCATATCTAAAAGGATCTATCAATAATCCTAATAGATTTTATTATCTTTTGCTCTTATCTGGTATGAATGGTTCTAAGGCAAATAGTTTATTGTTTGACTTAAAGAATCCAAATCTAAGAACATCTAGTCCGATATTTAGAAAAAGATTGTTAAAACTGCTAAAGTCTATAATTGACGCCATTACAAAAGATCAACTGCTCTACAATAGAGTTCGTTCAATGGCACTAAGTGGTAATCTTTCTCTGCATGAGCAAGAGGGTGCTGCCACTGGTGGTGGAGATGCTGGTGGGGAAAGCGGTGGAATGGGTGGAATGAGTGTCGGTGGTGGATATATTGAAGGAATGCCAGATGCAACACCCCCTGAACAAACTTCAGGCCCAGCATGGGGTGCTTCTCCTCCTCCAAATAAAAAGAATAAAAGGCGTTTGGTGAAAATGTATCAAAACTTTGCAAATTTGCATAGGAGAAACAATGCCAACTGAATTAATTTCATTATTGGGTGGCGGAGTTACAGGTTTTCTTTTTAGATTTTGGGCACAACGCGCTCAAGACCAAAAAGAAATGTTTCAAAGATTAATTGAAGCAAATAGACAAACAACAGAAAATCAAGACAAAGCAGTTCAAAGGGTTCCAATTGATCTGGGAAAGGGTGTGCGTCAACTAATTGTACTTGCTTGCTTGTTTGCTGTTGTTGCAGCACCATTTGTTCTTCCATTCTTTGGTATTCCAACATTTGCAGAATACACCCAAAAGCAACCTGAAAGTTTTTTTGGATTGATTCCGGAAACAACCCGAAAGTATTTTGTGGAAATACCCGGATATCTATTTGCTGAAGAGAACCGTCAAGTTCTTTTGGCTGTCGTTGGATTCTACTTTGGTTCAGCCGCAGGAGGTAACAAATCATGAATAAAGTAATTTGGGGAATAGTATTATTTTTGTTGGTTTCCTGCACTGAACCAAAAATGGTTTATATGGAAGACAAAAATGGTCAAATAATACACTCCGTGCAAAAAGAACCATTCTTTAATAGTCCCGACAAAACTTCAGAATGGTTGTTCTGGTATACTCCTATTTTCTTGTTTGCTTCATGGTTTATCTGGAGAGAAGCAAAATCGATATATTACGATTGCAAGAAAATAAAGAATCCCGAAGACGAAGAAATTAACAATCCTTGATTTTTTCATAAAGCATTTTGCAAATATAATAAGAATCAACAATATCTGACACCGGACTAGTAATATCTTTCTTGTCCGGTGTTATTATTTGTTTTAATAGCATATTGTTTTCCAAAACAAATGCATCATACATTTTTTCTTTGTCTGCATTACCCTTACCGGTGGCATACTTCTTTACCTCCGTGGGTGGCAAAATGGTCAAGGGTATTCCTAATTGATAGATTTTATACTTCAATACCCCAGTATTTTCAGCAATGTGGAAAACTTTACCTTTGGCACCATAAGCATATCCTTCTAATGCAATAGCAGAACAACCCATAAGAATTTCCGTAGCCCAATCGGCAATTGTTTCATATCTTTCGACATCACAATCCCAATCTAGGAATGTTTCTCCTATGATGTTGCTCAAATAACTGTTAGCGTACTTTTTTGTGTCTGTTAGGTAATAGAACGAACACTTGCTGTAACTGAACGTTCCGGTTCCGTTGAACACACAAATTGCGGGCCCAGTCAAGGAATAATCTATACCAGCGATTACCATACAACATTATTTATTCTCCTCCAGTATAGTTTGCAACCACTCTTTATATAAAATAATGTGAGTTGCTGAGTTTTCAAATATGTGTGTATTATACATTGCAAATGAACAAAGTATTCCTGCTAACTTTCCACCGTCTTCAAAAAGTCCTCCACCAGAATCTCCAAACCAAACACTTCCTTCCAGTGGTAAAAATTTAATATGAGATGGATCTTCTATTACTGTTCCATAATAGAAAAATGTCTTTGGATTGCTAATCTTCTTCTTTTCAAAACTATACCCCACTGTTACCAAAGGTTCTAAACGGTTTAGTTCACCCAAATTGTCTATTAGAACAGCAGGTGTTTTGGTACTGGGTGTTTCTAAAACAAAAGCACCAATATCATGAATTGTATAGTTTGACATGTAATCTTTGTGTATTACAGTTTTCACTATGCGTATTCTTTCACAATCGTTGGTTTCAAACCAATACGCATTTCCATCTTCTAAACAATGAGCGGCGGTTAGCACAACTCGGGGAGATATGAGAACACAACTACCAATCATGTCCCCATTTTCCTTTAATACTTTCCCCACACAACCAAAAGGATCTTGTTGCCCCTCTTCGATGACTGTAAACCCTCGGGTTATAAAGTAAGGCAGTTCTTGAGTGGGCTGCTCAACCGCTTCGGGTATTGCTTCCTTTGGTTGTGTGGGGGGTGATGAAGCGGTAGGTACACCTTTGCAGGCGTTTATCGTCGCAAGGGAGGTGACTAGGATGGTTACTAGTACCCTTGACATAACACCAGTATTTATGCCACTTTACTAAATAAAAATCCCGATTTTTTAGATCGGGATTTCATTCACTTCTTGTTTTTTAAGTACGTGTCAATTTTGTCTTCCAAACTTCGAACCCTTTGATATAGGGCAGAAATACTATCATTAGAATTTTTACTTGATTCATCCATATTTCTTTGTAGTGCTTCCGCTTCTCTTTGCATTTGATTGTAAACATCAGTAAATCGCTGGTGTTCTTCTGCTGCTTCTTTTTGTCTGCGGAGTTTCTTGTTTTCACTTTCTGCCAAGAAAAACAAAACAGTCATAAAACCAAAACTACCCAATAGTAACCAAACATAAAACATTGCATTGCTCATAATGTCTCCTTATTCCGATAGGAATTGTTTGTTTTCATTCAAATTTCTTGTTCGTGCTTCACCAATAATCTTACTGTCTGCATCATTCCAACCCGTAGCAAACTCTGACCAATATGGATCTGAAGACCAAACTGCTTGCGATGGTTTTGACCCACCATTCATGCGACAAGTAAACCCTTTATCATATCCTTCACCTGGCTTGTAATTGCTCATGATACACTCCTTTTATACGTTTTGCAATCCATTCAGCCACATTAACTGTGACTGCATTTCCCATTTGACAGTATCTAGCGCGATCTGATAATCCTTCTGTCCATCCATCCGGAAATCCTTGTAATCTTTCCCATTCTACTGGGGTCAGATACCGAACTACATTTGGGTTCTCTGCTACTAGAACACTTGATCTTTGCCCAACATCAAACAGATTTAAAGTATTAGCGTAATCCGTTTCTACCCATGTCTCAAAGTCTTTATCACTTTGAGCCTTTCGAGACTTTCTTAGGGTGATTGGGTATTCAACATTTTCTTCAAACAATCCGCTAGTGGCTGATATAGAATTCTTCCCATTCGTTGCCCTCGCTCTAATATCCCGGCGCATGTCTGTTTTGAGATCCAGTATTTCTGAGGCGCGTTCTCCTGTAAGATCAACGACAACGAAGACTCTTTCTCGTCTTTGGGGAACACCGAAGTATCTACTGTCCAATACTCTCCACGCGATAGATCTAGGACTCCACTGTTTGACCATTTCATTGAGGATAATTCCGAAATCTGCCCCTCGATTACTTGAGAGCATTCCGGGGACATTTTCGACCACCACAAAGGTTGGTCTGGTTGGCATGTCTCTGACGATTCGAATAAACTCATAAAATAATCCTGATCTTTCCCCTGAAAGCCCTTTGCGTTGTCCACCAACAGAAAGATCTTGGCATGGGAATCCACCAATCACAACATCAACTGGTGAAACTTTTGTGGAATCTATTGTTTTAACATCGTCATAAAGTATAGCAGATGGGAAGTGCTTTGCAAGAATTTCTCTGCAAGATTTTTCCTTATCGCATGCCCAAGAAATGGAGAAACCTTGACGCTCGAATCCGAGATCAAGGCCTCCAACTCCTGAGAATAGCGATCCTACCATCATTTAGTCAAGTCTACGATTTCACACTTATCGCCACTGCAAGCGTAGGTTTGTGTACCAGCAGTGTTGTCTTCCTTCTCATACTTCTTGAGTTGACTCCAATCAACACTCTTTGGCATCTTTGCAAGCATTTCTTCATATTGCTCCTTTGTGCAATCTTGATATGGTGCTTGACGGTAACTGTGATCAGAATGTGGCAAGAAGGAAATACCACTAATCTCATCAAAGTGCTTGTAAACCCATGCTCCAACTTCCACCCATTCATGTTCCTTCACGGTGATGGTAACTGATGGCTTATGCTCACACCAGTTGCGTTGATACACCAACCAAAGTTCTAGTTGCTCAATGGCGGTCATATCATTTCGGGTGATAGAACCTTCTGCTTTCATTGGGAAAGAGAATACCATTGTGTGTTCTGGCTTCATAACGCATGGCTCATGTGGGAAGCCAAGATCCACCATAAGTTTACAAATTGGATCTTTTTGGTCTGCACGAACAGTACGGATATAATATTCGGCGTGTCTGGCGTGAATACCAGATGCGGCGTCTACCAGTTGCGAGACTGTACCCGATGGTTTTACACAGGTGATGGCAGCAGCAGGATTGATTCCTAGACGCTTTGCCCATTCCTGATTGGTGCTGATCGCTTCTTGCTTCAATGTGCCTAAAAGATCACTGCTTGGATTTTGCATCATCTTGTTATCAAGAATGCCAGTCAGGGATACACCAAGAAGTGCTTCTTCTTCACAATTCTTCTTCCATTCGCTTGAGAGGTATGGGAAGTTTGTGAGAGATGCTTGCCAAGTGCCGAGAATGGCAGCCAAGCGAGTCTTGCGCTTTAGTGATTCTGTTGTATCTTCTGCACGAACAACAACCTCAGTCAAGTTGCAGAACTCACGATCACGCAGAATGATTTCACTGCATGGGTTAGTACCAAACTCAAAGTTTGGATCGCGGCGTTCACCTAGACGAGCAACCGTCTTCTTTGTTGCATCGCGGTTAAAGATACCACGCTCACCACTCTTACTGTTGTAGAGAGATAACCATTCTTCCATGAATACACCAATCTCTGGACGCTCTGTATAAACAGCAGAGTTGTTTGCCAAGGCGCGTTGTGGATTTGCTTCCCACCATGCACCTGTCTTGGCGTTTCTCATGCGGTCGTCCGAGAGATTTGATAGGCTAATAAGAGCAGATCTACGGACTCCTCCGACCACGACAATCTCCGCAATCTTGCAGACAATATCATGGCATTCAATTGAGGTAAGTTTGCGCCCTGCCGCTCTCTTAAAAGTATCACAGGTGAATTGGAATAGATCTTCGAGAGGCTTGGGCCCTGAAGCTCTCCCTCCAAATGTCTTAAGCCGCGCACCAGCAGGTCGTACCTTAGATACGTCCCATTGTGGTACTTGACCTCCAATGAGCAGGGAGACAAGTTCCTTATAAGCCTTAGCCCAACCAGCCTTACTGTCTTGTACAATGATAGTGGTATCTGACTGAGTGAATTCCTCAGCGATTGTTGGGAGTTTCTCGACAAATTGCTTCTCGACACTAAAACCCACACCAGTACCGCACATAAGAATATATAAAATTTCATCAAATGCCCTCACACGGTTTACTGCCACATAAGAACAATTATAGCCGGCAGTGTTGTCCCGCAGTAACGCTTCACCTGCCGTCATCAATGATCTCATACTTGGCATAATTTCTAAATTTAAAACTGCTTGGCGCAATTCCTCGCGCTCTTCTTTTGTAATTTTAACTTTCATTCCTTTGAGATGTTCATCAAAGAAGTTAAAGTAACGGTTCACAGTTTCTTCCCAAGTTTCTCTGCGACCTTCTTCCTCAAGCCAACGAGAGTAGCGAGAAAGGTGAATAAAATCTTGGTAAAGTGTTGGTAAGTTTTTCATATATTTACATCTCCTATGGGTAATATTATAGTACGAGACACTAACTTGTCAATTCTTTTGGTACGATATTTAGTGTTTAAATTAAAGTTCGTTTATGCTTGCTTCAGCAAAAATTCTAATTGTTTCTGCTGATGTAAAGTTATTACCATCACCGGAAGCAACTGTTATTCGTGCAGTTGTTGCTGAATAACTATTAACAAAAACGCTACTAACTTTTCCACCACGATTTGGTGTTACTGGAGTACCATCCGCTGATCCGGCAGTTGCAATAATTCTTGGCAAACGAGTTGTCGGATACGGATATCTAAATATCCAAGCGGAACTTACAACTTTATAGTCACTAGTTGAGGTAGTTAATTGTTCAGTATAGTGTTGTTTTTGCAATCTCATCGGAGCCGCGGCATTTGCAGATGAATCAAAGACAGCCAATCTAGTTCCGCTTGGGGCAATTATATCGTCAATTATAATAGAAAGATTAGCGGAAACGTCATTGTTTCCTAAGAAAGATAATATTGAAAATGCTTCGTCGGCTTTATGATTCAATCCACGTATATCAATATTGATTTTATCTGTAGGTGCAGAACTACCACCAGAATAAAGCATGACACAACGATGGGTGCTTGGAGAGGAACCTTTATTTTCCATAGTGTTATTGTGCATAATCAATTTAAAATCTTCAGTGATTTTATCAACATCAAGGTACACACAACCAGCAGAACTGCAATTACCATATGTTATTAATTCACAATTTTGTATTGTAAAAGTTCCACCCACCACTTCGCTACCCCATATACAGGAACCATCATTAGACAATCCTAAATCACCAGCACCCAATAATGTACTAGTTGGTCTTCCATATATCTTACAATTTTTATATGAAACATTTCTACCGGCCATGTTCGCATGTTGAATTATGCAATTTGTATATAAGACATCATCAGAATTGCCGTGCATATCAGCGGCACCCACTCCCAATTCTCCATCATTTTCTAAAATGCAATGATCTATGATTACATTTCTAACAGGAGGTCCCAAACCACCACCCATAGCAATACAATGGCGATCACTGTACAATGAACAATTACTAACCGTAATTTTTTGCGAATTAAGAAAGACTATAGGATAAGAATCACTAGATGGGAAGGATGCGCTTCTTCTTGCTGTTGCTTTTAAATTTTTAACATCAATATCAAAACATGTTTGAATTGCTATACCAGTTCCTGTAGCACCAGTATTTAATGAAATATCACGAATAACTACTCCTTCGTGCCCCTCAACGGTTAATGCAATTTTTGATGATCCGCTTGGTGGAATAATTTTTAAATTTGAAATATGAACTTTACCACCAGTCAGTTTGGTCATAGTCATAGAGCCCAAAGCATAGGTGTCTGGTGAAGTTGAGTATGTTTTTATATTAGTAGAATTTGTTGGATCTGCTACTTTGAAAAAACAACCATCTCTATAATAATTTCTGTGAGGTCCAAAACTAAAATCAGTAGGATTGTATGCAACAATAACATCACCCTCAGACAATCCGTGTGCTGTTGAAAATGAAATAACATTACCACCGGCCTGTATATTGGATGCTAAATTTGGCAAAGAACTTCGTGTGCATACTAATTTTAATTCACCATTCGTAGAAAAATTTAAAACTGAACTATCACCAGATCCATACAAATGGATAGTTGAATTTGATATAGTTAGTGTACTTGTTATTTTATATGTTCCTTGTGGGAAAAACAATGGAACATTTGCATTAAATGCCAATTGAATAGCGGCTGTATCATCGGTCACACCATCTCCAGTTGCTCCATAGTCTTTTACTGATTTTATATCGCAAAGTTTACTGCTGATTGTTCTTGGTGTGGTTGGACAAGTCATGTTTTTTATTCCTTTGGTACGATATTTAGTTGTCAGAATGCTCCACCGTCAAGCGAATTGGAATTTTTCCATTCGATACCATCATACTTCAATACTTCATTTGAAGTCGGTGTTGTGATGGTTACGTCGCTTAAATCACTTAATGAAATATCAATTGTTCCTGCACTTTTCACAGTCCAAGCAGTGCCATTCCATTCCCATGTAATAGTTCCTACTGTGTAGGTATTGCCAATTGATGGTGTATTTGGAAATCCTGCCATTTATTATTCCTTTATATGATTTCAAACCAAGAAAAATCTACGGCAACATCTGTATTATTGCTTTTACCTGTCATTGCAATAGTGATTATATCTGAAACTCCACCTTGTGTTCTTCCTAATTGGAAATTAAAATTATTAACGTCAGCAATAGTAAGCAAACCACTGGTATTAATGTATCCACCAATAATATCGGTGCCACCAGTGTATGTTGTTCCAGAATCGTGCATAGAGTATTGAACATTTCCATTGTAGTGATCGCTCCAAGAGACAGCAGTTCCACCAAATGTGGGATTTAATAAAATTCTGTATTGTGCAGTGTTATTTGTAAGTACCAATGCACTTACATTTGAGGGGACAATTACAGAATCTAATCTAGTTGATTTTAAACGCAAAGAAACTACAGGATAAAAAGTACCAGCGGTTGTCAATGTTCTTGCAGATCCTATATTCGTTGCGACATTATACCGTCTAGAGAATCCTTCAAATCCTGCTTCCGACATTACGCTATTGCATATTTGTTTCGCGGTAGATGCAGATGCGGTTGCTGCTAAATTCTCTATCTCCATACGCATTGGAAGAGTTGCTGTTGTCATATAAGTTGTAGCATTACGATTATCGTTATGGAAAGTATGTGCTATAACTGGTCTTCCATCAACAAAAAATCCAACACGCACATCACCTACACCCAACCATTCAATATCCATTACTAAAATATTTGCTTTGGTTAAATCTAAAGTTCTGCCACTAGGACCAGTTCCATTGAATTTGTCACCGTTCCAGTTCGCTTGGGATACTTTATATGTCGTATCATCAACAGAACCATTGACATAGGTTCTCAAAACAAGATATACATCGTTTCCATTCTGTTCAAGATAGATTCCATTTTGAGTACCGAAATAACCTACTCTTTGACGAAGGTTTGCTTTCTTTGCTGCAAATACGAAAGTACTTAATACCAATAAAGATTTGCCTGGTTGATAAGCAAAGACTCTTTTTGTTTCTCTATAAACCTTCGCACCGGATGCAGTTGTTAAATCTAAATTAACCACACTTTCATCTGGTTTGAATTCTATAGAACCACCACTAGTAGTTAAAGTATCCCATTTATCATTTTCCTGATAACGGTGCTGCGAATCAAATATAGTAAATGGTGTGCTTACTTTGAGACGAGCAAAAGCATCAATTGCTTCGCCATTAAATCGTATTTGATCGTTGAATAGGTAACTCATATGATTCTCCATCCATCTCTATAAATGAATTGTAATGCACCATTACTAATATTTAAAATTGCAGATTCTTCATTATCTATGAAATCGTTTGTATTGCCAGGAACAATTTCAATGTAGCGATTAGCATATCCTGCTTGTCCGGATTCATCTTTTACTGTAATAGTTTCTCCAGTAACTGGTGTTGTTGGAAGAGTAATTGTAACTATTCCGGCGTAGTTTACACCAATGTAATAATCTAACGATGACGCTTGATACGATGATGTGGTTACTGCTTGTGTGTGATAAACAGGCGACAAATTAATAGAAGGCACTACAGAAATTTCTACCCATTGAGATGAATCACCATCGTCAATGTAAACAAAGTATCTACCAGTTAAACTATTAAACCATCTATCACCATTGATTGCACCTTCGGGTGGAACCGGAGCATAAGTGAATCTATTTGCTACCGTAGTTCCACCACCAGAGATATCGATGTTGATATTCTTGCCATCAGAAGAAACCGATGAAATACCAGTTCCTGTGAAGTTTATACTTTTAGCGGCAGAAGTAAGTCTACTTCCTTCATGTTTAACAATAAGGTTTCCACCACCACCGCCTTGTGCGCTATGTTTTCCTACATGTGCAACAAGATCATTTAAATACTTAGATTCTATCGAAAGAGTTTTCTTTTCGAGTTTCAAAGGAAACGTAGCAGCAACTACACCGGGTTCTCCAGTATCTCCTTTAGGACCAATTGGTCCTGCTTCTCCCGCTACACCAGCAGGTCCCTGCGGACCTACATCGCCTTTTGCTCCCTGAGCGCCCTGTATACCTTGAGCGCCGCGTTCTCCCTTTGGACCAGTTTCGCCCGCTTCTCCCTTATCGCCGCTCGGACCTCTGTCTCCTTTAGCACCGCGAGGACCACGTGGACCGGGTGGACCAGATAACCCAATAGGCCCTTGGGGACCGGTATCTCCTTTTTCGCCCTTTTCTCCTCGCGGTCCAATTGGGCCAACTTCTCCCTTATCTCCAGTATCTCCACGGTCACCTTTAGGACCAATTTCGCCTTGTAATCCATCTGTGCCCCTTTCTCCGGTGTCACCCTTTGGACCTTGAATACCTTGTGGACCAATATCGCCTGGTTCGCCCTTGTCTCCCTTTTCACCTTTCTCTCCGCGATCACCAATAAATCCACGTTCT